TAGACCTTAAAAAATTTTTGGAGTTGGTAGAAGCCAACGAGAATGATAATGGTGGCGAAGTTGTTGGACTTCGTTTTGATGGAAATAATTTAGAAGTAATTGTAAAACCTAAAAATTAAAAAAGTTGTGAAAAATAAAGTTTGGAATAAGACAGTTATTGCGACTGAAGAACAAAATGTTGAAATTTATCCAACTGAGGGGTTTGATGGTATCATAGTTGAAACTAGGGAGTTGGATGATAAAACATTAAACGGTAGGTTGTATCTTAGTAAGGATGAAATGGAACTTATGATTATCAAGATGCAAGAGATGATGAAGTACGTTTTGGAGAAATAAATAAAAATAAAGATATGAAAACTAAAACTACAAACATGATGCCAGTAAGTGAATTGGAAGAATTCTACTACATTGCTTGTGAAGATTATCATTTATGGGATCCTGCTGAAAAAGGTACTTATCCGGTACAACGAATGCTGGATGCTCTTGATAAGTTTTTAAAAAATAAACAAAAATAAAGTTATGGGATTAGATATGTATTTATCAAAGAAAACTTATGTGCAAAATTGGGACCATCATAATCCCGAAGAAAGACACGAAGTAATTGTAAAACGAGGTGGTAAACTCGTTGAAAGTATTAAACCCGAGAGAGTTTCTTATATTGAAGAACAAGTTGGGTATTGGAGAAAGGCAAATCACATTCATAATTGGTTCGTTCAGAATGTCCAAAATGGAGAAGATGATTGTAAATCGTATTATGTTGATATTGATGATTTGATGAATTTGTTAGATATGTGTAAACAAGTTAAAGAAAATCCATCAAAAGGGGAAGAGTTATTACCAACCACAAGTGGGTTCTTTTTTGGTGATACTGATTATAATGAGCATTATATGAATGATATTGACCATACGATTGAAATTCTCCAACAAGAACTTTCTGAAAAAGTAAAAGATAAAAATGGTAGAGAGTATTATAGTGGTGATTATTTTTATTCCGCATCTTGGTAAATTAATTTTTTATGAAAACATTTAAAGATTTAAATTTTGAACCCCATACGGGTGGTATAGGGTGGATGACTAGAGAATATTTTGATAATGGGTATGGTGTTAGTGTAGTCCGAACTCCTTTTTCGTATGGTGGTAAACAAGGGTTATACGAATTAGCAGTATTAAAAGATGGAGAAATTCATTATGATAATCCTATTGCAAATGGTGATGTGGTTGGTTATTTAAGAGAAGAAGATGTAAGTGATGCAATGTTGGTGATTCAGTCAAAAAAGTACTCGGATATATTAGATAGAGAACTTGCACGAGAATTTTTGTATAAACATAAAAACTATACTCAAATTAAATTTGGGAATGATGTTCAAATCGATTTGATGTTTGGAAATAGTGAGGGGTGTGATGTAGAATTTCTAACATTTGATGTATTAAATTCATTCAAAAATGAAGGTGGTTTTAGATTACCAAATCGAAAAAAACATTATTGGAATGAATCTCCCCTTCGCGATGGTAAAAAAGGTAAATGGAATAATGAATATAAAGATTGGAAAGTAGATTATATTCAATTTTTTGATAATAGAATGAGTTTACTCTATACCAAATCAGAGTCCATTAAACCATATATTAATAACATCATTTATCGAGATGTTAATGGTTGGGAGGAAAAAAACAAATATTTTATCAAACTTCCCTATGATGAATGTAAAGATTTGATAGAATTATATCGAAGAGACGAATTTGGAAAATGGAATAAAGAAAATTTTTAACATGAAAAACGAAACAGATATTTTAATAAAAATATCAGAATTAGAACTTGCACTCTCAAAAGAGATGAAACTCGATATCCTGCACGATATTAATATATTAAAAATACAAACTCAAATTGATACTCTTAGATGGGTATTAGAAAAATAAATTATGGAAAGAAAGGTTATAAAACAAGAAGCAAAAAAAGAAATTCAAATGAATATCCTTCCAAAGGAAGATGAGATTCGAGTAGTACAATACGATGAACCGGCTGTGGTAAAACAAGTTGAACAAATGTATCCCGAGATGACGGATGAATTCAAAGCAATTATGTTTACTCAATATGAGTTGTTTTGTAAAAAACAATTAAACTATGGCCCGAGTAATATTTCCGTAGGAACTCAATTACAAACCCAAGATGATGTTAAATTATCCTTGACTGGATTGTGGTTCAGAATGAATGATAAAATCCAACGATTAAAACAATTAGTGGTATTGGGATATAGTGATACCGTTGGTGAAAGTATTAATGATACTTACCAAGATTTATCAGTATATGGTATCATTGCCCAAATTGTAAAAAATGGAAAGTGGGCAAAATAGTTGGTAATATCAATTATTTTTCGTATCTTTGTAATTCAAAAATAACACCAAAAAAGTATCAGAAAATCGGTAAATTCTATACTTATAAGTACACACCGCGAGTAGGAAAGACTCGTAAATAAAACCATAAAACAAATTAATTAATTAACTTTAAAACAAAAAGAAAATGGCATTAGACATTAACGCAATCCGTGCTAGATTAGGCAAATTGCAAAACACTCAAAAGAAAACCGATGCATTGTGGAAACCAACCCCTGGTAAGCATCAAGTAAGAATCGTTCCTTACAAGTTTAATAGAGACAATCCTTTTATTGAACTTTATTTCCACTACAATATCAACAACAAAACTTATCTTTCCCCTATGTCTTTCGGTAGACCTGACCCAATTGTGGAGTTTGCAGAGAAACTAAAAAGAATGGGTGATAAAGAAGATTGGAAGGCAGCTAAGGCAATGGAACCTAAGTTGAGAACTTTCGTACCTGTCATCGTTCGTGGTGAAGAAGGTGAAGGAGTTCGTTTTTGGGGATTTGGTAAAACGGTATATCAAGAAATTCTTGGATACATTGCAGACCCTGATTATGGTGATATTACCGACCCAACTGCGGGTAGAGATTTGACCGTAGAATATGTATCTGCTGAAGATGCAGGAACTTCGTATCCAACAACTACACTTCGGGTTAAACCAAATCAAACTCCAATTTCTGAAGATTCAGCAAAGGCAAAGGCGTTCATTGACGAACAAACTGCTATTACTGAATTGTATCAAGAACTTTCTTACGATGAATTGAAGAATGTATTGGAAAGTTGGTTAGACCCTACAAAGGCAGCTCAAACTACATCAAGTGAAAAATCAGTAGCACAAGAAACACTTTCTACTACCAAGACGGTATCCCATGATATGGGTGGTTCGGTAGAAACTCCAAAAGTATCAAGTTCTTTAACTGATGTTGAAGCAGCATTTGATGATTTATTTAATTCCTAATTAAACCTTATTTATGGCAAAAAAACAAGAATTGGATTTAGCGGATATCCTTGCGGATGAGCTAAATAAATATTCCAAAGATCAGAAGGTAGCCTTCTTTCTCGATGGAGATGAAGCACCCACCAATGTTGATGGATGGGTATCTACCGGATGTGCAATGTTGGATGTTGCAATTTCTAACCGCCCTTATGGTGGATTGCCAGTAGGTAGAATTGTTGAGGTAACTGGTTTAGAACAATCAGGTAAATCATTACTATCCGCTCACCTCCTAGCTGAAACACAAAAGCTAGGTGGTGTTGCGGTATTGATTGATACTGAAACTGCAGTAAGTAGAGAATTTTTAGAAGCAATCGGTGTGGATGTTTCTAAACTACTTTATGTATCGGCAGATTCAGTAGAACAAATCTTTGATTTTACCGAAACCATCATTGAAAAAGTTAGACAAACTGATAAGAATAAGTTGGTAACTATTGTAACCGATTCGGTTGCAGCAGCATCAACTAAAACTGAATTAGCAGCTGATTATGGAAAAGATGGATATGCTACTGATAAGGCAATCATCATCTCAAAGGCGATGAGAAAAATTACCAACATGATTGGTAGACAAAAAATCCTTTTGGTTTATACTAACCAACTCAGACAGAAACTAAATGCAATGCCATTCGGTGACCCTTGGACTACTTCAGGTGGTAAAGCCCTTGCATTCCACGCATCAGTTCGTTTGAGATTGAAAGGTATGGGACAGATTAAAGTTAAGACTGGAGGACAAGATAAGATTGTGGGTATGAAAGTACGAGCACAAGTTATCAAGAATAGAATGGGCCCACCTTTGAGAGCAGCAGATTTTGATATTTTCTTTGATAGAGGTATTGATAATTATGGTTCTTGGTTGGGTGTTATGAAAGATAATAAATTAGTTAAACAAGCAGGTGCTTGGTATGCTTATATCGATACCGAAACTGGTGAAGAAGTAAAATTCCAATCAAAAGATTTTATTGAAATGATGGAAACTCGTGATGATTTACGAGAACAAATTTACAAAAAGATTTGTGAAGAAACCATCCTACAATATAAATCAGATACATTGGATATTGATAGCATGGAAATCACCGAGGGTGGTGAAGGAATGGATGATTAATTTAAAATTTGAAATAATGAATAAGAATTTAATTACAATGTTAAAAACTTCTGCAGAAGCAGATAAGGCTAAGGCTTTACTTACTTTGGATTTATTGGGAAACACCGGTGTTGGTATTGGTGACCATTCAACAACTGATTTTTACAACAATGCAGAAGATGCATTAAAAATGTTGGTGGATGCTGATGATAGATTAAAAGCAATTGATAAATATTTTTCCAAATAATGAAGGAACTCTACAAAAACATTTTGAACTCGGTTGAAATAGAACGCAACCAAAATATCGATAAACATAAGAATTCTCGAGTGTTGGTTATCGATGGTCTAAACACATTTATTAGATGTTGGACATCCATTCCTACAATGAATGATAACGGTGACCATGTCGGTGGTGTAGTTGGTGTTCTAAAATCAATAGGTTACGCAATAAGACAAGTTCAACCAACAAGATGTATTGTAGTGTTCGATGGAAAAGGTGGTTCTCAGACTCGTAAAAAACAATTTGATGGGTATAAAGCACAAAGAGAAGAAAACCGTTTTAGAGTAAATCGTCAGTATACTGATTTAATGACAGTAGAAGATGAAAAAGAATCTATGAAACGGCAATTCGTCTGGTTACATGAATTATTACATTACCTTCCAGTTACATCAATGATATATGATGGAGTAGAAGCAGATGATGTAATGGCTTATATTACAACTCAATTGTTAAAAGAGGATGAGCAGGCGGTGGTAATGTCTACTGATAAGGATTTTCTCCAATTAGTAGATGATAAAACCATCGTCTGGTCACCCACCAAAAAGAAAATCTATAATAAAAAAGTTATACGAGAAGAATTTGGAATCGAATCAAAAAATCTTCTTCTATATCGTATATTAGATGGTGATGTATCGGATAATATACCAGGAGTTTATGGCTGTGGTATCAAAACAGTGATAAAAAGATTCCCTGAAATTACTGAAAATAAACAATTATCAGTAGATGATTTATTCCAACTTTGTGAAACTAAAAAAGTAGAAACTAAAGGTAAGGTAAAATTGTATAATGATATTCTTGAATCAAAAGAACAAATTCTAA